GGTCGAGGATCTGCAGAGCGCCGAACAGCGCCGCACGGGGTACCGGGATGCCCTGGATGGTGACGCTGTCGCCGCCCTGCTGCTGTGGCCCGAGTGCGGCGCTGAACTTGTTGCCGTACTGCGCGACGGTCATACCGTTCGCGTCGCGTGCGCCGGGATTGTTCATGCCGCCCGGCCCGGCGAACCAGGCACGAGAGGCCGCCTCTGGGCTGCCGTACTGCTGCACGTACTGGCCGAACTTCGCCTTGAACACCGCGTCTTGCGCCTGCGGGCTTTGCAGGAACTGCTGTGGGGTCATCTCCTGGCCGAGGATTTCCTTCGTCCATGCCGGGATGTTCGAGTCGAGCACCTGGTACTTGCCGTAGGCGCGATTGCCCTGCTGGTTGGCGACAGGCCCGATCGCGCCATAGCCGCCATTCGGCTGGCCCTGCGATTCGATGCCGGCGATAGCGCCCCCGTAGGGGCCAGCATTGCCACCGCCGGCAGCCGGTGGCCCCATGCCGTAACGCGCCATGTCGGCGTCGCGGTTGTCGTTCTCCAGCTTCTGCTTGTAGCCCAGCATACCCGCCTGCATGCCGATCTGGGCGGCAACATCGGAGAGGTTCGGCCGGCTGGCGAGGACGGAGGTTGCCCCGGTCATGTCGCCCTTGCCGAACTTCGCCAGCGCATCGGCCAAGGCGCTACTATCGGCTGACTGCTCGGCCTTGGCCTCGCGCATCCCTTGGCCGGCGAAGAAGCCTCCCACGCCCCCCTGAAGCGCACGGGCAAGCCCCTCCTGCCACGACTGTACCGGCGTGGTCTGGCTGCCCTGCTGGTTGACCTGAGTGCCGTAGGCGTAAAGCGGCTGTTGAAGGAGGTAGTCGGCCAGCTTCACGCCGCGCCCCCGGTTGCAAAGGCGGCAGAGAATCCCCACACTTCAAACGCGGGGCAGGAGAAGGGACGATGGGGAAACTCGTACTGCTTGTGTTGGCCGGTCTGGCGCTCGGGGCCTGCGGCCCTCGCATATCGACGGCTCAAAGGGATCAGCTTCTCGCCGCTCAGGCAGTGCTGAATGAGCGCATAAAAGCCGGTCAGATAACCGAGGCCGAGGCCAAGTTGATTTACGCCAAGATGGCGGCTGACATGGCATCCGACTGGAGCCGCACCCAAGCCATCATGAACAGCGGCGGTGGCGTGTCCGTTTACCAGCCGGTCGGCGGCGGAACCTACATCCGCTACTAGCATCAGTAGGCCCTCCCCGGCGCATAGCCCGGAATCGCCTGACTGCCGAACGGCAGCATTCGCCCAATGCCGCCCAGAATAGAGCCGCCAAGCCCGAACATGCCGCCCATCATGGCGTTGCTGGATGCCCTGTTCTGGTTGTAGGCGTTCAGCTGTCCCTGGTACTGCGCGATGTACGGACTGGTGACATCGGCTGGCTGGATCTGCGTCTGTGGTGTGGTCACGAAGTTGGGCTGTTGAACACTGCCGCCAAAGCCCATCAGAGCCGAGTAATCCTGGAACGGCTGGTTGCGCAGCGCCTCCGTCTCCTGGATGCCCTGGTTGCGCAGAGTCTGGGCCTGCTGGATGTTCTGGCCAGCAAGGTTGCCGGCGTCGATGGTCGCCTGATTCGAGGCATCCACGCGGGCCTGCTCGAGCGGCCGGAACTCGTTGTTCCAAGCCTCAGTGCCGGCCGAGATGCCCTGATTGGCCAGCCGGGTCCGCATCTGCTGTTCCTGGAGGTCGAGCGCCTGATTGGAGCGGGCCGTCAGCGCGTCATAGGCTTGGTTGCGCGCCGCCGTCTGATCGGTCGGCATCGCCGGCAGGTTGTCGAAGTTGAGCGGCGTGCTGACCGCGTTCTGCACCTGACCGGCCACGCCCTTGGCCACATCGAGGGCCTGGTTCTGAAGGCCCGTCTGCTTGTCGAATAGCTGCTGGCCGACGGGCGTAAGGGTCTGCTGCGCGGTCCATCGCGGGATGCCGTACCCATCGATGATCATCGAGTCGTTGTAGTCCGGCGTATACGTCAGTGAGCCATACGGCGTGACCTGATTGACGTTGTTCAGGTACGACTGCCCGATCGCCGTCTTGACGTTCTGCTGGCTCTGCTGCTGAGCTACTTGACCTGCATTGAACTGCGGGGCGCCGCCGCCGCCATCACCGCCGCCCATCTCACGCTGCTTTCCGCGCCTCCGTCGAGGCTGCGTTCTTGCGTTCCCACTCCGGCCGCAATAGGCGCGCAACAACCGCGTGCTGACCTGGGCCATAGTGGCAGGCGTTGACCCCTTCCTCGGTGAACCCGAGGGCCTTCAACATGGCGCGTGCGCGCCGGTTGTCGGTCGAAGTCCGTGCCCAAATTCTGTGTGCGAGGAGCTGTCGGAAGGCGAAGTGCCCGAGGGTCTTCACGATCTCGATGCTGAGCAGGTGCGATGATACTCCGGCGCAGCTCATTTCCCAAGCGCCAAATTCCGGTCGGCCGGTGGCAAACACAACCCCGCCGATCAGTGCCCCGTCGCCCCGCAGGATGCCGATGCCATGGCAATATGGGGGCCACACCGGACGCTCGATCGGCGCCCGGTCAGCAACGAACCCAGCCACCACGTCGGTATGGCCGAACAGCAGCGAGCGCTTCACAGAACGCCCCCCGCCTCTGCCACGAGGTCGAAGCTGTTCAACTGACAGGCGCCCCCGCGGATAGCGCCGAGCACATGCACGCTGGCCCAGGTGCCGATGGCGCCCACGGACTGGAAGCGCGAGTCGAGCACGTTCTGGCCGCCCCAGGTGCCGGGCCACGTCCAAGGCCATGCGTTGCCGGTGATCTGCTGCGCCGCCACGGTGCCGGTCGGCGTATTGCTCTGAAAATCCACATCCACGCCGACTGCGTAGGAGACTCCCGCGCCGGTGAGCATGACCGGCCGCACCATCTTGAACATCTTGTTCATGGCGCCGCCCGGCATCTGCCACGCGGTCTGTACCTCCCAATTGATGCTCGAGCCCGAGTCCTGAAAACCGACGTTGGCCTGATAGACCACGCCGGCATTGCCCCCGAAATAGAGGTTATCGTTGGCGACGCCCCAGCATCCGGCATTGAGCCCGGAGAACTGGCACCACGCGCCGGTCACGGTGTTCATTACCAGCTGGCTCTGGCTGGTGTTCGTGATCGCCGGAACGTTGACGATCAGATAGCGGGCCTTCGGAAAGAGCGTCGCTTCCCAGCCAAAATTGGCTGAATAGGAGTTGGCGTAGCGCCCGAATAGCGTCTGGATCTTGGCAGAGAACGCGGCTGCCTGATCACCCTCGCGGCTGTACTTCAGCAGCCGGCGCATGGATACGATGCCGTCCTGGGTGACGATTCCCAAGTCGCCGTTGTAGCGCACCGTGCAGCGCCGGCCGATCGGGCGCCCGCAGGTGAAGATGCCAACCAAGCCCCATGTGCTCGCGCTGGTCGGGTCGGTGCCCTGATAGACCGCAATCTCCCCGTTCGAGGAGATGAAGGCCATATAATCGTCCGGTCCCTCGCTCGAGGCGTAGGAGAACGAGCCCATGGCCTGCAGGTAGCCGCCGCGGCGGAACACGGCGCCGAGCGGGAATTTGTGTGCCGTGCCGGAAATCGCCTGCGTGTCGAGGTACCACGCATCCAAGGAATTGAGCTGGGCGAACCACAGCCGCTCCTTGAACTGGATCACATTGACCAGCGCCGCGCTGCTGACGCCCGTAATGGCGGGCGTTGACCAGCTGGACCCGTCATAAGCCCGCGCGGCGTCAGAACCGTTAACGGTAAACAGGAAATTGCCGCCCGTGTTGCTGAGGTTCGTCCACTGCCAATCGGAGGAGGTCAGGCTGGTGACTGCCGACGTACCGGAGCCCGAGGCCGTAACATCGTAGATCGTGGTCGTCTTGGCCGCGAAGATCTTGTCCGTTCCGCTGCCCGAGGAGAACCAGGTCATGAGCGAGCGGATCGGATCGGTCATCCCGGTAGCCCACGACGCGGAGCCGCCCCGCACGGCGGTATAGTTTGCCTCGGGAAAGACGTTGGTGAGCGTCACCGCGTCCTTCTCGTCCATGTCGGTGAAAGCATCGCGAGCGTTCAGGCCGCCGGTCGGCGCCGGGATGTTGTAGGCGGCCGATACCTTCCTCCTGCGCGCAAACCGCCGGTCTGCAACAGCGGGCGCGAACATCAGGGCTGCCCGTAGCCGGTGTCAGGGACGAACGGCGACAGGCGCGTCAGGGGATAGTTGTGGGCCGCGCTGAGCTTGGGCATGCCGCCATCGCGCGCCACGAACCGCTGCAACAACTCGATCCACGTCTCGTATTCCTGGCTGTAGTCGAGGCCCTTCGCCCGCAGGAACCGCCACCGCAGGCCGCGCGCCATCAGCGTCTCGTCGAAGATGCAGGTATCGGTGTCCGCCGAGAAAGCCGACTTGGTCGGCGTGCTGTCGCCGCTGGCATAGACGTACAGGTTGCTCACGTACTCATAGGCGATGGTATCTCCTGCCGCCGGCGTCGGCGTGATCAGGAAGTCATTCCCGCGGATGCGGAAGCCCAGATACATGGTCGTGAAGGTCGGCCCCGCCATCTGCTGCTGCCACTGCTGCGGGCTCATCGGCCCCCACACAGGACGGTCGGTCGTGCGGTCCCACATCGAGCCATCGCAGAAGCGGCCAAAGTCGCTCGCCACGGCGTTGGATTGAACGGCGGTCGCAACCGTCGTGAAGGTCTGCTCCTTGGTCAGCTTCGTCCACGCATGGTCGGGCCACGTCGCGACCTCGAGCCCCTCCTCGTTCAGGAGGCTGCGCAGCTGGATGGTCTGCTGATCCGTGGCCGCGAAAGCGGCGGCCGGGACGGGCAGCGAGAGCCACGCCGCCGCGGTCTGGATGATGCTGAGGGCGGTCACTTAGCCCCCCTGATCAGCGAGGTTCCCGAAGTTGGCGGCCCACTGCGCGGGCAGCATCTTGGGCTTCATGACGCGGGCCAGCGTCTGGCGAACCGTCTCATCCGCCATGCTCGGGTCAGAGCCGACAGGAGCAGGCATCGCCGCGGGGTTCGGGGCAGCCGCAGGCGGTGCGCCAACCGGAATGCTTGCCGGCATTGGCGGCGGGACTGCCCCACCGAAACTCGCGCTTGTGACAGCCGGCGGCGCAGCAGCAAGCGGCGGATTCGGGACCGGCGGATTCTGGTTCACCAAGCCCTCGGGCGACACGGCCGGCGCACCGGACGCAGCAGGCGGCAACCCGAAATTGGGTGCCGGCCCCTGCTCTGGCGCCGGCGGAACTGCCGTCTCGAGCTGGGTTGCAGAACGCACCTGAGAGTTGAGCCCCGGCAGGCGCTTGGGCGGTGAGTAATCGTACGGCTGCGTCGCACTCGGCGCCCCCGCCGACAGCATCGCGGCAAGCCGCTGGATCGCCGCTTGGGTCAGGGGCATCGTCGCCATGTCAGGCCGCCTTTCTCTGCTTCTTCTCGGTCAACTCGGCAACGCGGGCCGCGAGGTCGTCATAGTTGCCCTGCAGCGCCTCCAGCTGAGCCTTCAGCGCATCGTTCTCGGCCGCCAGCTTGTTCAGCGGCTCCTGGCCCTTGCGCTGGTCGAGGAGCGCAATTGCGGCGGTCTTGTACTTGCGGAAGCCGAGCAGCTGCGGCGCCGCGGTCTCC